AAGGCGCCCTTCCAAAGACCGCAGAGAAGAAAGCATTCTGGGCATTCTCTGCCTACGACGGAGCAGAACTCAAGCCATACGACGGCAGGCCCGGTGCCATGGATTTCATCAAGCTCCCATCCCTGATGGGCTCAAAACTAGTTTATCGAAAGGACGCAGCATGAACGCAGACGACACACAGGTCGGCGGTACTCACTACATCTACATGGATGTCCAGCCATGGCACGTGATGGAGAGCGTACTGACCCGCGAAGAATTCATTGGATTTATCAAAGGCAACATCATCAAATACGCCATGCGTCAGGGAAAGAAAGACAGTCCAGACGCCGAAAAGTGCAGACATTACATGCAGAAACTCACACAGATACAGGAGAAATCATGAAAGTAAACTTTAGAGAAGCGCCCATCCGTTCGGGTCTGGCCTCCGTAGGCGTCAGCATCATGGGACTGGGAGTAGGCGCCACACTGGTGGTTTGGGGAATATTTCTGGCCATCCTGCGGGTGCTGTTCTACCCGTTCAGGAAGAAATGAATATAAACGTTTATATTGCCGCCGGGTTCGTCCCGGCTTTTTTACGCCATCCGAAGCATCTTTCGTAGCTCAGCTTCGGCCATGGCATCCGTGTGCTCACAGTCCTCCCACGGAGGAGAGCTACACGCACACGCCCACTGAGATCCAGACCCTTGGGTGACCGAAGGACCAGCAGAGTAAGACTCAAACAACTCACGCTCTGCCTCAGTAATCAAACGGCCTACAGCACGCTGCTTCCAACCCTGCTTCGGAGGCCAGCGAACACCGATCACACGAAGCTGAGCAGCGCTGTAACCACCAGCAGCAGTGGCATGACGAGAAATCCATTCGAATGTGACCTTAAACATTTACACACCTTTGGTGGACATTAGGCTCGGCTGGGCAAAAGACCGCCTAAGGGGGACCGTAATCCCACCTCGGCAGTTGACCACACCCCCGGAGCCACAATTGAGTCTTCCGTGTGGAGCGGCATCAGATCAACCAGTGCCGCCTTTGGGTGCTTTCCGTCGTGTGATGACGTCTTGCCCGACCACCCAAAACCGCTGCCGCAACCCGTAGGACTTGAACCCACGGACACCAACGGAAACTCCTCCGGTGCGCTTGCAATCTTCTGTGCGCTCTCGTCTCAGATCAGAACGTTGTGGAGACGGTGGACTCTGCGCCAGCATGGAGCTACCCCCAAGTTCAAACAGTTCCCTCCTGCCGCCCCGGAACCCGATAGACCCCTGAGACCAGCCGGCTCGCCAAAAGAAAAAACCCTACAAATCACTCTGTGGTCCCGGCTCTTGGCGAGAGCAGCAGCAAGACGATGGACACCAACCAAAAGACTCGCTTGCAACTTTGTCAAGACCACACAGAAATCTGTAGGGCTCTGGTTGGTGTCGTTCATCGCCGGTTGCCACACCGACGACTCGAAGTGTATCACTGTTTCATGCTGTGTCAACCCCCCAAAGAAAAACCCCCACGGGTTAGGTGGGGGAGTTCCAAGGGAGAGTACATGGGCAACTGACTTTGCCGGGTGTCATCTTAACCCGTAGCTTTGAGCAAAGCAAGTGCGTCGTCAATATTTTCTACGATGTGCAGGTTATCCCCGGGCCAGCGATTGTGGAAAGCCTGTTCCGCCGGCGTCAGCGCCCTCTGCGACGGTGACTTGGACCCATCTTTTACCTCCAGCAAAAGCGTCCTGCCACGGTACCAAACCAGTAAATCAAACCGCCCCTCGTCGTTGATCCTCTCCACGTGCGCACCACACGCACGCATCGCCTCCACAATCTGCGGCTCGTTCGTGTCCCGTCTGGCTGCTCGCCTCATACAACACCTATAAAAAATATTTTCCATGTATTGTAATTCCCCGTTGACACGTGATAATATAACTGTTACATTGCACACCAATGCAATACATAGGAGAGTAAAATGGATGAACACGAGAAGGCAGTAAGAGATGCGTGGGCGAGGGCAGTACCCAAGTGCATGGATCTGGCAGAAGAGATATTTGACCGCTCTGAATCTAACGGAGAGGCGATTCTGATTGCGGCGTTGGCGTTGAACAGTATTGCTTTATCGACTGGGGTTTCCCTGCCTCATTTGATTGAGTTGGTCAGAGAGGTCTACCACATCGGTGAGCGCATCAAAGGGGAGATGATGCAATGAAAATCACAAACAACTACGGTCTCCCAGAGACGATCGTCAATGTGATCCATCGTCCCCAGTATTCGAAAGGCGATTCAGAGATCTCCGCAACAGAGATACTGAACTCTCCGCGCATTGTCCAGCTCAAGCGCCAGCACTGGGAGGATCTGGAGCAGGACGCCGCAGAGATGGTCTGGTCACTGTTCGGCTCTGCTGTGCACTCCATTCTTCAACATGGAAAGAGCGACCATCACATCGTCGAAGAGCGTATCTTTACAGAGTTTGAAGGCTGGAAAATATCTGGCGCAGTGGACTTGCAAGAAGTGTTTGAAGATGGCGTGATCATCTCCGACTACAAAGTCACCAGTGCATGGGCTGTGATGAACGAGAAGTCTGATTGGAGAAACCAGCTCAACATCTACGCATGGCTGATTGAGCGCGCCAAGAAGCGTGAAGTCAAAGCACTGCGCATCATTGCCATCGTGCGTGATTGGTCTCGCCGTGACACCGCAAAAGAAGGCTACCCCAAAGCGCCCATCGTGACGATTGACATCCCCGTGTGGGCCAAGCAAGAGCAGGAGGAGTACATCCGCCAGCGTCTGAAGATGCATAACGATGCGTTCTTCTCCATTCACGCAGGGCAGTCCATGCCAGAATGTACGTCCGAAGAAATGTGGGAGAAGCCCGAATACTTTGCCGTCAAAAAGGTGGGCGCAGTCAGGGCCAAGAGCGTACACGAGACCGAAGAAGACGCTGGTGTTGCACTGTTTAAAGCACGCCAAGGCGCAAAGAAGAACGAAGAGTTCTTTATCGAGCACCGACCCGGCACACGCACACGTTGTGAAGGGTTCTGCCAAGTCGCAAACATGTGCGATCAATATCAAAAATATCTGTCAACAAAATGAACTGGAGAGAAATCATGGGAGTATTCAAGCGCATCCTGACTGATGAGCTCGACCTCGAACCAATCAGTACCAACCTACTGCATAGCGCAGACGCAAAGGGAATCTGGGATTACTTACAAGAACGCAACGAAGCCAAGCGCCGACAGGCTATCAGCCAGCTCGGCGACAAATGGCTCATGCATCCCAACAACCGTATTCACAAGGAGAACCGAGCATGAGCGTTCATAAAAAACTGATGCAGGCACGCGTCAAACTACAAGGCATCCAACTCAAGAAGTCTGGCCACAACAAGTTTGCCGGCTACCAATATTTTGAGCTGAGCGACTTCCTGCCTTCCATCCAATCCATCTTCAACGAGATCGGTATCTGCGGAGTGGTCTCGTACACAAAAGACTATGCAGAACTCTCCATCACCGATGTTGAAGACGGCACCATGCTCACCATCAGCAGCCCGATGGCCGAGGCAAACCTCAAAGGCACACACCCAATCCAAAACTTGGGCGCAGTGGAAACATACCAGCGCCGCTACCTGTGGATGACGGCAATGGAGATCGTTGAGCACGACATGCTCGACGCAACAACTGGAGCAGAAACCAAGCCATCTCCAAAAGCAAAGCCCGCAGAGAAGCCTGCTGAGCCTGTCAAGCCACCACCTGTTATGTCCGGCAAAGGAGGGGACTGGAATCTGAAGGTCACGATGGACGGTAGCGATTCCGAAGAGTGGGTCAAGATCGTCATGGACGCAACCAAGATCATGATCGAGAACACCGCACAAGAGTCGGATCTGTTTGCCATCTTCCGTGTCAACAAAAACATTTACGACAAACTCAAAGAGATCAGCGCCGCGGAATACGAAGTGCTGCTCGCCCTGTTTACTGAAGCGAAAGGAAAATTTGCATGAACAACATCACCATCGGAGGCGTTCTTGGCCGTGACGCAGAATTGAAATACCTCAACAGCGGAGACAACGTTTGCACCTTCTCCGTGGCCGACAGCCAAGGCAGGGACAAGCCCACCATCTGGTGGAACTGCTCCCTCTTTGGCAAGCGTGCCGAGTCTCTCGCCCCCTACCTTAAAACGGGTCAGGCTGTAACCGTGGCTGGCAACGTAACAGAACGCGAGTGGGTGGACAAAGAAGGCGCCAAACGCAAGAGCATGGACATCCGCGTGGCCGATGTGATGCTACAAGGTGGCCGCAAAGAAGAGCCTGTGAAAGAGGTGGCTGTCGAAGACCAAACACAAGACATCCCTTTTTGAGGTAAGCCATGCAGACGCTTCAGTTTGAGTCCGTCAAGGTTGCGATGAAGCAGGATAAGACCGGCATCATCTTGACTTTGAACATTCACCCAGACGAAGTTCCAGAGGCTCTCATGCGCGATTTCGTGGGCGCCCGGTACCAGACGGTCATGGTTCGCTTGAACGGCGAAGACAGGCCCATGGTTCGGGACCACGAATACGGCAGAGACCCAGTGCGCATGGCAGGCATTCTGTGCAGAGACAAGAGCTTCTCCCGCTTCCTGATGGAGACGGGCCAGATCTTTGAAGACTCACAGGACGCCGTCATCGACTGGCTCAAGACGGAACTTCAAATCAAATCACGTGCAGAACTAAAAGAAAACCAATCAGCGGCAATCCGCTTTTGGTCAATCAAGGAGGAATACGAAAAATGGAAACTAAACGTTTGATACCGTACTCAGTGCATCTGCCTGAGCACATCTACACCGCACTCAAAGAAGCCGCTGGCAACCGCAAGGCATCAGCTCTGGTGCGTGACGCCATCACACTGATCATCAACGGAGATGACGAGTTCAATGGAGGCTACAACAAGGGCGTGACAGACATCATGGGCGTGATCTCAGCTGACCCCATCTGCTCGCGCATCAGCGTGGACGGACAGAAAATCTCAGACTACCTGTGCACCATGCTGGCAGACCTCGTTGTCCCACAAAACACCAAGGTGAAAACCCGTGGCAAGAAAAAAGCCTGAAGGGCTGGAGGCACTGGTTCCCAAACCGGAGCCAGTCTCCATCCAGCACATCACATTGCAGGACTGGTACGCCTCTTTCGCTTTGATTGGGGCCTCACCCATGTCCACTCCAAAAGAAGCCGCCAAAGCCGCTTGGGACGTGGCAGAAGCCATGATGGAAGAGAGAAGGGTCCGCCTTGAACAACAAGCTGAGTAAGAAGGAGAGGGAGCACTTGGCTAAGGTCAAGTCGCTCCCGTGCTCAGTCTGTGACGCCGCCCCACCCAGCGACGCCCACCACGTCAAGCAGGGATCGCAGTACACCTGCGTTGCCCTCTGCAAAGACTGCCATCAAAACAGCATCCTTGGATGGCACGGACAGAAGCGTGCATGGCTCATCCGAAAGATGGATGAGCTCGATGCACTTAATGTCACTATTCGCAGATTACTAGATCAAAACACAGAGGATTGGTGACCGGCAATATAAATATTTATATTAGTGGTCACTAACTTAATCACTTCTGCACTTTTTCCACTTGATCGTTAAGCTGTTTCATGCGACGGGTGATCTGGTTCTCGACCGCCTTGATCGCATCTTTGCTAGCCTTGCGCTCAATCAGTGCATCTTTGCGTTCCTTCAGCTTTTTGATATCGCTGTAGACAGATCTGGCTTTTGATGCCAATCTTGCTTCCGGATTCTCACGCAGATAATCAGCAACTGGCTCACGGTTTTCACGGCGGCCTTTGATCTCGTTCTCGTGCTTGTTGATCATCTCCAAGTTCTTGTAGAAGCGGTTGGCCTCAGCAGCGGCACTCTGTGTCTCGCCGTAGAAACGACCAGCCAGAGGGATCTTGTATGGTGGCAGCTCTTCACCGGTGATGGATTTCTCCACCGTCTCTGCCGCTTTTAAAGTTTCCCGGCCAATGCCGCCAAACGCCTGCCCAACCAGATATTCAAGCTGATCTGCTGTCGGGCTGATGTAGCCCGGCTGGTACTTGGTTCCACCAGAGGCGTAGTTCAGGTACTCCGCAATCTTGACGGAGAGCCAGTTTGCCGAGTCGCGTGATCGCGTATATCCGGGGGTTGGATCGAGACCACTGAAGTCTTCTCGAGCAATAGGCTTGCCGGTCCAGTCTTTGTTCTCTGCCAGCGCAACCAATGGGTCGGCCACCGTGGGCGCGATCGTTTGCACCGACCAGCCTGCGTTGCCCAACGGGTTGAATGCTTCAAGCATAGCGCCAGTCAAGTTGGCGATACGCTCTGGCGTGTTCTTAAATCCAGACAGCCACCACTGCGTGATCACGCGAGATGTATTGGGGATGACGTTGTATCCCAGAG